GTGCGTACTTTCGTCATAATTTGGTATTGCTTCGCCTCCACTTTGCGCTGACCTCAATAAGCCTAATGCGTGACGATTATATTTCTTTTCAGGTAGCCTTTCAAACTTCGCCTTTTTCTTTTCGCTTACATACGGATTATGCTTATAGCATGTATGAAGCACCATTGCATCCTCATGCCGTGAAGGTATGTAATCGTGCATACCGTCCTTTTGCTCATAAGCACTTGGATTATCAGGAAACCATCTTCGTACTATCCAGTGTTGAGGGTATACACTATTACATATTAGAGTTATTTGATTATTATCTGACGCCCTCAACGTCAAGTCCAAAGTATCAAATTGTTCTTCGGTGATTTGGTCGGCTTCGTCAATGATGGCATCCGTCAAGTCGTCAACCCCTTTACCTTTACCCTTGCTATCCTTTGAACTTTCTTGCAAACCTAAAGGAACGATTTGATTACCATTAACAAAAGTAATAATATGTGTATGGTCGTTGCATTCAAAAAGACTATCCATTTTGTAGAACTGAATAATCTTTTTCGTAGCAGCATACAGCGAACCGCCAACCTCTCCCCTATGCCGTCTCACTAATGCACCTTTGAACTTTCCACGCTTAGACCCGATACACTTCAATAGCATTTTCAAACAGGCGTGGAAAGTCTTAGCACTGTCACGACTTCCGTACAACACGAACTCCCCCTTATCGCTTTTTATGTATTTACGATAAACAGAAACTACTTTTTTTAATGAGAATCCTACTCTTTTCATTCACTCAATTCCAATTCTTTAATTTCGTCAACAGATAGCATTTCATGCACATTGACATGTTCCATACCGTAAATCTCACCGCCCAAACGCCAATACTTGTAAAGAGCATCCAAATAGTCGTGCAACCTTAGTCCGTCCGAACACTCGGCAAATTCATTTTTCCATTCATTGAATTTTTTATCGTCTTTTTTCATATTAAAAATATTATTTATTCGTCACTGTCGTCGTCATCCAACAACACCAATTCCATGTCGTCTGCAAAATCATGTTTACGTTCCGACTTCGTGACAAGCCCCAATAATTGAGATATAATACTCGCATTGTACACACCAACACTTGCACCCCTTACTTTATCTTCTCTGCAAAATTCCTTAATCCATTGAACGACACCCGTAAAGTTATGGTTTTTTCTATCCAATAAATCAGTCAAATAATCCTTGTTAGCACCAATGTAATTACAAAAACCACGCTCACTGACAGGCGCACGAAAACGCTTTGCCTTATTGGTATCTTGCGTTCTCTTATCGTCACCTTTGCCTTCTGACTTTTTCGTTTTTTCTTGCTGCAAAAATGCACCGTCACCTTCACGACACCAGTTCACGTATTCCTCAAATTTTTCAAGCAATTCCATAGGCTTATACTTCGGAGGTCTGCCCGTTATAATTGCTTTTTTGTATTCTTCATTTCCTATTTTAAAAGGCATATTTTTATTTATAATTTACTTCGATATTCCTTAGTCACATCCTTGCCATTCAATGTCAATTTTATTTCAGCGTCTAATGATAACATTCTATTTACAATCACCTCGCAATACACCTCGTCCAACTCCATACCAAAACAATTTCTTTTGAGTTGGTGCGCTGCTACCATTGTTGTGCCGCTGCCTAAGAATGGGTCATAAATATTTACGCCCTTGTGGCAAGACAGTAGTGCCGACATAAATGGTAAAGATTTTGCCTGATTATGTCCTAATTTCTTTATAGCATATCCGCGCATAAGTCCATACCTAAATACCGATTTTATCCCTTCATTGTTATTCTGAAAGAGTGACTTCGCACCTCGCATTTTTGCGACTAAAAAATGCGACAAGAAAGGTTGATTATTTGCTTGTATGCCAAAATGGAAGTCATAAATAAAAAACCCCTCAAAGTCCGCCTTTCTATCCGAAAGAAATTCTACCATGTCTTTGTCTTGCGTCATATAGAAGGTTGGAACGCCTTTTAGACTATCATAGACCTCATAAAATTCCATGTCGTTATGAGGTGGGTCTAAAAACGCAATATCCGCTTTCTCCCCGTCCATTAAAGCCAAAACACTATCACTATCGGTACTATCACCACACATCAAACGGTGCTTTAATTCGCCTTTAGTGAACTCGAATATATCGCCTTTTACGATATTAGTTTTTAGCTTTTCGGGTGCTTCGTATTCATCCTCTTTTGCTTCTAATTGTTCTGATTCTTCTTCTTCAACAAACCCAAAATCCATATCGCCCAAAATCATATCCGAACCCATATCAATATCCTCAATTTCCAACCATTCACCAAATACAACCTCGTCAACTTGCGCTTCCTTCTGACTGAATACATTAGAGAGAATGGCAATAGCTTCTTTCCTATCTTCGCACTCATGGAATACAACGGGCATCATTTCTGGTATATCCCAACCCTCAAAATGTCCTGATAAAAGCGTTTCCTTGCGCCCTACGCCATCCAATGACCACATTATACCCTCACTATCCACCCACACGTCAAAAGGCTTCTGCACGCCGTGTAACTTCATTGAGTCGGCAATGGCTCGGTGATTTCTATTGATTTTCAGGTTGTCGGGTTGAAGCTGCTGAATATCCTGCCACTTAACGAAGTTTCCCGTGTCAATGTGTATTTCTAATATCTGCTTTTTACTTTTTGCCATAACTACTCAAATATACTCATTTGTAATGTGTTTTGTTCTATTCGCTTAACCATGTCAGAAAAGTAATCCGTGTCTAATTCCGTTCCTGTAATATGTAAATTCATATTATCTTTTTTGTTTACATCATTAACCGCTAAAACTATGCTGCCACTTCCTAAATGAGTATCAAGTATTTTGTCGTTTGGCTTTGCGTAGTTCTTTAGAATCCATTTGTAAAGCTGTACGGGTTTTTGGGTTGGATGTATTCGCTTTTCCTTGTTTTTCATGTCGCCCTGAAGCATCCCTGCCCATCTAAATTTAAACTTACGAACTGCGGTTTTGAATGACGTGTAGGCAAGTTCACAATCTGAAAAATCGTTGCTGCCGTTATCCTTGTCCCATACCAACCAAGAAGATGAATTTGCATCAGGTATGTTTTGAATCAAATGATTTGCACCCCAAATGATTTGATTTTTTGAGGCTCTTTTCAATTCGGTAAAATACTCTTTAGGCGGTATTTTTATATCCCAATTTTTATCCTTGTATTTTGTGGCTTTTGCAAGTTTGCTTCTGCTGTGATTTTTCTTGCCATCCTCACCTATTCCGTATTCGGGGTCAACAATAGCCAAATCGTAAAACCCGTCAGGCGTTTCCCTTAATAAGTTCATGCAATCCATTTGGCGAAGGTTGCACCAGTCGCGTTTAAATTCATTCATAGTTTGCCCAGTCTTTTTGCTTTAGCCACTTTTTCGCTCGCCACACCTTCAGCGTATTCCAATACGGCAATAGTACGTCTTAGTCGGTGAAAATCTCGCTCCGATATACCGGGGTTGTTCATTTTTTCACGATATGTCCGCAGTAAAGATACGCATTCTTTTTTCACGGTCAAATCAATGTTTGGCTCTTTGACCCAATCAGGCGTTTTAGTATTCTTGTTTTCGGTTGCTATTATTCCTGTTCTCCATTTGTCTTTTCTTGCCATTGTATTACTATTTTATTTAAATTAAAGAAATAAAGCCGACACTCATAAGGGTGCCGACCTGAACCATGAAAACCCACTTTGAAACAAATCTTATTTTATCGTATCTAAACGATAAGTATTGATTACATTTATTAGTTTTTCGGGATATTTTGAATCGGTGGCATACCCTGCCATTCTTAACCCCTTAGCCCAACTGTGATAGTCATACGGGCATAGCTTTTGCAAATGCCTGTATCTATCTTTGTTGAGGAACTTAGAGTGTGCGCGATAGCTTTCCCAAGCCGTATCGTAGTTTCTAAAAAAATCCTTATGTCCGTCATCATGAAAGTTGGTGCAATGTCCCTTACTACATTTTTTAGAAAAACATTTTATGCCAAAATGATTATTTGATTTTTTCGATAAACTTGATGTGCCAGAGTTAGACTCCAATATGCCCTGCGCCAACTTAATGGCAGGCGGTATATTATACTTATGAAATTCCGACTTAGCCACACCTTTGAATCTTTTGATGTACGCGAGTGTTTTCGGGTCTTGCGCCATCTTTGGCTTTGGGCTTCTTTTCGGGTTCGCGCTCATAGAGAGCGAAGACACGACCGACATTGGCAGAGCAACTACATCAGTAGTGATATTTTGCGGTTGCCGGACCTGTGGCATCATTGTGTCCGGTATGATATTGGGCTTATCGAAAATCTTTGAGTTACTTATGACATACGCAAGCCCTACTATAGTGAACGCGACAATGAGATAGTTGATAGTTGTTTTCATATTACTTTGTTTTACGTATGTTTCCATTTTATAATTTATTTAATTTTATGTTTGACTATTCGTTGTAAAAATCTTTCAGTTCGGGTATTCCTGCGATTTTCATTCCAATAGCGTTGGACTCTGCGTAATGGACGCCAAGCCCTCCCCTCGCTTGTGCTCCCAAGTAGTAAGCGTTTGCGTTCACCAGTCCAATTTGTCGGTAATCAGTAAAATTGAATTGACGGCGTGAAACATCCAAACATTCTCCGAACTTTGCAGCATGCCACGGGATGTATTCGTAATGCGGTGGATGCACACCGTTAACCATGTGACGTACATCCCTACCGTACTTTGCTGTCAAGTATTCCAATGGGCGCAGATGCTTATAGAAGTATTTGACGTTTCCTGCTTTTAGTGCCGTTGGCTCTGAACAACTTGCAAGCCTTTTGTATTGTCCTACTTCGTTGCCTATGAAGTCTCTATCTTGATTGTAAGGGATATTATTATCGTCAAGATAATGCTCCATTCTTACATACAATTCAAGGCATTTATCTTTTTCGATAAATTTCACCAAAGCGTTCCATGAGTGAAAACCCATTGCACGAAGTACGCCTTCATAGCCTATCTTTGGCACTTCAAAGGGATTGTACTTATCAAGCACTTTGCCCAATTCTTTTGTGATGGGTGACAACTGACGGGCAGCATTTACCATCGTAAGCATGTCATTAAGACCCTCTTCAAATTCAGACGAACCAATAACAGGCGGCGCGACTATTCCGTGACTTTGTGGCTCTGCAACTGATTTGCCGTGAAACATCAAAGGCAAATTGAATTTCTTGCGGAACGTGTCGTTAATTTCGTATTTCAACTCAATCATTGTTTTTATATTTGTTTTAGTTTAATATTTTAAATTCCGTATTCGGTCTATCTATCGGAAATTCGATATTATACGGAAACCGCTTGCACGTCTCATAATCTTTTTCGCTAACTATTTGAATAGCTTTTTTGGTTGTTTTTCCTTTCGCGTCTTTTGCCCAACCTAACACTTCATAAACTCTCATTCCTAATCTAAAACGGGAAAATCCTATTTTCTCAACATGCTCGGCATTCACTTCATAACTGCCAACTTTTTTTATCGTTGGCTTTGGTTTGGAAATTGAGTTTTTTTGCACCGTTTCCTGCGCCGGAACTGTACTGAATAGGTTGCGTGTCATATTCTTTTACTTTTGATATATTGTTTTTGAATATGCTAAAAGCGTATTCCGTTGCAATAGTCGGGTAACGTTTGAAACTATACCGGGTGCCGTTCACATTTGTAATCGAAATCGGGAAGCGGAAGTCATCGCTAAAATTAGCTAAATCAATTTTGAACTTTTTTAATGCGTTATTCAATTTTGTTTCGCTCAAAATTTCAAAGCGACTTTCATCTTCGCCATCTACGAAATAATTGATAGCGATAAGCATATTTTCAACCTCTGCGCGACTGACGCCCATTTGAGCAATGACCCATTTTTGATTTGGCGTTGCTTCGTTGCTTACCATTTCGCGCAAACATTCGCGGTATGCTACCAGTTGTTTTCGGTACTTCAACTCCCTTTTGGTATTGCCTATCTTGGCGGCATTGGTAGTACCCTTACTATCCACTAAGGTAAGCAATTTATTGCGAAAAACCAAAATATCGAAGTAACCTTTCACACCTAATTTGTGACTCCAAACGGGCATTTCGCTTGCGATTGGTTGCACGTCAAGCATAAAAACGTGAACACGAAAATCTAAAGGAACGTAAGAATCTAAATGTATGGATGCGAGCCTAAAACCCTCAACCGTATCATCAATATCATTACCTCTTTTCAGCACTCTATCTTTTTCGTTTTGTGGCGTCTCTATTTGCCACTTTCGCAAGCCATTCACTTTGCCGCTTAATAAATCTTTGACTTGCTGCTCCAGTGCAATCGCACCCAATACATGGCTTACTGACGGCAACCCGTCAGTTTCGGGAGGGAAACCCAACCGCCCGTTTTCTTTCCACTCCCATTCAAATTCCATTCCATTGAAAAGACCGCCTTTTACATTCATATTATTTATTTATTTATATTTTTCCTAAATTCCTTAAATCGTTTTTCAACTGCCTTTTTCGCTTCTTTGAGTTTTATATGAGTGGAAATGTCTGTATATCCATTTACACCACTCGGAAAATTATCAACTACTCTAAAATTTTCAACTCCACTTACATCAACTTTTTTTATGTAGGCAAGGCGATAAAAACCATGCGTATTTATTTTAACCAGTTCACGCCCCCAACGCCCGAACTTGTCACTTTCGAGCGTTTTACTATATCTTTTTACCCAAACTACTTTTCCTTTTTTCATATTGAGTTATTTACAAATTATTTCATCATCATGGCTCAATCCCGAAGCCCTAAGAAGCCATGACTTCCTGCGGACGTGAAAAGCATAGTTAATGTTGTCAATTTCAAAATTTTCAAAAATGCACCACGAATACAAACCGTAATTCATGCAGCCGTAATAAAGGGCTTCTAATTGACCCCATATTTTGCCATTGTGGCGGTTTCCGCACGTATGCGATAATTCATGCAAGAATAGAAATATCGCGCCCTTCGACAGCGATTCACGGCTTAGTACGACATAGTTTTTTCGTGGGTCTAAAATTTCCGTGCTATCTTGCTCAAAATTAGGTGAAGCAAAACCCCATGTACTACCATCATAATCACTTCCTATGTAAGTCGTGAATCCGTCACTTATTGATAAGCTACCTATGTATCTATTGAGTAGGTTTGCATCATTCAATAAATCGGCAACCGCCACTTCATACGGATAATAAATAATTGTATCAATTTCGACTTGTGACATTGGTAGTGCGTCATTCCATTCATCTAAGGAGCGCGACAATGTACCGGATTGA